CTTCCCGAAGGCTTCAGCGACTTTATCCACCTCCACACCGGATGCAGACGCAAAACGCGCGACACTCTGGTTAATGGCATCAAACTGTTCACCACCACGCACACCGGCATTCACCAGGGCTGCCAGTGACTCTCTCGCCTGGTTAAACGTCAGCCCTGCTGCCTGCCCGGCTCTTGAGAGCGTCAGCATACGATCGGCAGTCAGTCCGGCCTGATTGCCGGAAAGGACCAGCGTTTTATTAAATTCTGAAAGCGTGGAATCCCCCTGGTACCAGGCGTACGCCAGCGCACCTGTCGCCACCGCCAGCGAGGTGACCCCGACCATCGGCAGGGTGATCGCACCGGCAAGCCCCCTGAACATGGGGATCATCCCGCCGAAGGAGTCCTTCACCTGACCGCCCTGTTGCAGCAGGATGAGCCAGGGATTCTGACCACCGGCAAGCTGCGTGGCGATATCCGTAAACTGTGCGGGCAGGGTACGCATGGCTGCTTTATACTGCCCGACGGAAATCCCGGCTTTTTGTGCGGCCAGCGCCTGACGGTTCAGACTCTGCTCAACGGCACCGGCGGTTTTTCTGGCGTCGGTATCCAGTCCTGAAAAATGACGCCTTACCCGGCTCATCTGCTCATCGAAACGGACAGCATCCAGACTCAGGTCAATAACAAGATCACCAACCGGCTGGGACATATCTCACACCTCCGGAAATCCCCGCTGAAGCCATCATTAATGCAACATCATCCTCGCTGACATCCACCACATCTGCAGAAGGTGAAATATCGCCCCCTCCCTCCCCACCGAACCGGACGCCTCCGGCAAGTCCTGCCGCTTTCTGCATCAGCATGTCTTCCTCATCCGGCATCTCCGTCTGCGCTTCCTCTCGCCGGGGAGCCAGCAGACTGAAATCCGAGGGATGCATATCCGGATCGCAAAAAAACAGGCTGAGTACGGCGTACATCAGCCCGGAAAAATGCATATCCAGTTGGGTATCCTGAAAATAATGCGTGCGGTAAAAATGTCGCCAGTCGGCATATTCGGTGGATGTCATCCCGGCAAGCATGGCGCGCCAGTCAGGCCTCCCCATCTCACGCGCCAGTCTGAGGGCAAAATTCAGCTCGCCGTCGAAAACTTTCCCGCAGAAAAATCATCATCAGTAAGCGCGTTATTTTTCGCCACTTCGGTGCTGTCAGTATCCGCATGAACAGCCCCGCTCATCCCGGACAGACGTAACACCACCTCTTCCGCCCGGGCAATGGCATCGGCAGGCCAGGTGGTGAGCACTTCCTGCTCTATCTTCATCACGGCCTCATTCATTGACGGTGACTGCGTTTTCTGTGGATGGTTATGCCACAGGGACATCGCCACCAGAAACGCGCCGGTTCTGACAAGATCTTCCACACTCACCTGCAGGTTGCCGCTGGCTTCAGCCTCTTCTGCCCGCCGTTTCAGGAGGGCAAGATGCTCAATACGCTGCAGCGCAGACAGCTCAGAAAGCATGACGGATACACCGTTATATTCAAATTGTTCTGTTTTCAGAAACATGTATTACCTCCGTTTACCCTGCAGCGCCCGCTTCAGTAACGGTGACTTCAGCTACCGTGGCAAACTGACCATTACCGGAAATCACGGGGATACTCACTTTTCCGGCCTTAATCCCCGTCACAGTGATCACCATATCTTTCACAGCAATGGTTCCCGTTGACGGATCGGCGGAAACCGCTCTGAACGTCTTGTCGGTTGCACTTTCCGGCTCAAAAGAAACCGTCAGGGTGGTTGTTTTTCCTTTTTCCACGGTACCGGATGTCTGTGTCACCTTAATTGCAGTGACCGGCGTAATTTTGCTGCGTTCTTCCGCCACGGAAGGTTTGCCCACGTTGGTCACTTTCACCGTGCGGGTGATCACTTCTTTCGCCGTCACGGCCTTACCGATACTGCTGACCCAGCCACGAAACACATCCACCGTGCCGTTCGGAAAACGGATTTTATAGGCCCGCACATCCCCGCTTTCAAACCAGCCTATAAGCCCTTTCTGACCATCTTCTCCCGGTTTCCAGGCCAGCGTAAAACTGGTATCTCCTGCAGACTTCTGCCCCTGCCCGGTCGCGGTCCAGTCCGCGTCTTCATCATCCAGGTAGTTATCATCGTAGGGTTCTGCCGTCATCTCGCCCGGCGTCAGATCCTTCACCTTAGCCAGTCGCTGCCAGTCATCGTCTGACAACGGGTTTGCATAAGCATCACCCTTGCCGTTGTAAACCCACAGAGTGGTACCGGCACCTTTTACCGGCTCCAGGGGATTTGGTGTTGCCATATCGTCCTCACATCTCGTATGTAATGGAATAAGTCAGATCCGCAGAGCTCCATAACGCCATATCGTCATCACGACGATACTCATAGCCCTGCGTAACCATCGTGGTAATCAGTCCTGCCAGTGCAGGGATCGCAGTCATCGCCGGATAAATCCGGCTTTCCATCCACTGATCGAGCTCCGAATCAGGTACCTGTGCCGGTAAAAACACCTCAATATGCAGTGTGGCCCGCCAGGTATCTGCATCCAGCTCTTCACCGGTATACTCTGCATCCGTCAGATAAACCGCGATCGCAGGAAAATCCTCTTCGTCAAAAACAACGGGGCGACCATCAAACAGCGTCGCCCCGTGTTCATGCTGCTCGAGTGCATCCAGCACTGCGGCACGAATGTCAGTGTGTTTCATCGTTTTATCGCAATCCTCAGTTGTTGTTTCAGCGCGTATGCCAGTTCTTTAGGCAGGCGTTCACGCCGGATACGGTCAACATTCTCATCAAATGCCTGTTTCAGTGGGGCCGCCATCGGGATTTTCACCACATCAATGGGGTAACGGTTTTTCCCGGCCACACGCTGCATGACATGCCAGCGACCATTTTTTAATCGCTGAATAAATGCCCGCTGATACCGATGCTGACCGGCTTTAAGTATGCTGTTCGGGCGACGCCCCAGCATCCTGATCCCCAGCTTAATCACAGGGAGATCACCGCGGTTAACGATAATTCTGGCATTCGGATTTCTGACCGTGGCCCGTTTCAGTCTGGACCGTTCCTTAACCAGTTTCCGGCGAACCTTTGTCTCCCGGGCAACCTGTGATGAAGACTGATTAATCGCCGTTGTGGCCACGCGGTTAATGGCCATTGCTGAAGCCGCCGGAATGGCGTTTTTACGAACCCGGCTCAGATTGTCAATCGCCTGATCAAGCCCTTTTATCGCCATAATTTCACCCTGCGTTTATCGTCGCCGGTTAACAGCGGGTGGTTGCCCACGGTTGAGCCAGAGATAACAGCTTCCCCCGTCATCCGGAGAAACACGATCCACCCAGAACATCTCGCCGTTAATGGTCAGCGTGTCACCACGCCGCACGGCACGCACCGTATCCGTCCGCACAAATAATGACGGGCTGCTTCCTTCAATACGGACCCCGCCACCGGCAAAACCCAGCGACTCCGGATCGTCAAAAACCCCCTGAACTTCGCCGCCACGTTGTGCTCCAGAGGTGAACTGCGCACGGATCCCCATCACTTCAACGATCGTACTGTCCACCCCGGCGAGGGCAGCATCAAAGGCATTCTGAAAATCACGCATATTCAGCCGTTCCGTGCTGTATCATGGCCGTTGCCAGTGATGATGGCACCAGAACACGCATACCCCGTAACGCCAGCTCAACGGGACGACCTGTCTCCGGGCAATACCCCATTACTTGCAGGCACTTCCGTACCCGGACGGCTTTAACATCATCCGGAGCATCCGTGTTGTTCAACTGCTCACCATCGTCTGTGTGATTTTGATCAGCCCCGCTCTCATCAGAGTGCATAATGCCCTCCGGGGAAACAGCAAGCTCCTCTTCCCACTCAGACACACGTTGAGCAATATCCGCAGCACTCCCCGACATATCCGCCTCGCGCCCCAGCAGGCCAGCCAGTTGACGAAGACGATTCAGATTTTCTTCTTTTGTTGCCATCTCAGCCTCCTGTGAAAAAAGACACGGGGGCATTTCGCCCCCGCTCACGGATTATTTCACCTGTACCACCACAAACTCATCCGGATCCGGCAGCACCATCAGCGGAGCGGACTGCGTCATGGTGAATTCACGGGCCGGATCGCCCACAGTCAGCCAGTGTTTCGGATAACGGGAAGAGGCCACCACACCTTCGGACAACGCCTGCGCATCCTGAATGGCACCATAGCAACGAATGCCCTCTGCTGCCGTATTCCCCAGGACCAGTGTGCCCTCCGGCAGATAACGTTTTTCGGTACCGTCCTCTGCCACATAAGACGTTTTCGCCACCACAATGGCCAGATCGCCGTAATACCCCTTGAAGGACACCACCGCCCCCAGGTCTTTCACTGCCGTTTCGAGTTGTGAATTTGAGCCGCGACGGGTATCCAGTTTTTCGCGGAACAGCTTAAAGCCATTCAGCAGACGCCAGACCGTACCGTCCATAATGGCGATATTCACAAGGCCGCTGGCCTGATCGCAGTAGAGGTCAATATCATGCGTCGGATCAAACGTATCACGGTCCTGCTCAGACCATTTTTTACCGTCAGCCTGCTCAATGTTATTTCCTTCAGAGCGCCCGAAATCCACCTCGACAGTATCAAACTGATCCCCTTCCATGGTGTATTTGCCATACAGCACGGCATTCACCGCCTGCATTTCTTCCACCTGGACAATGGCGTGCTCTTCCTGTTTGAGGTTATCGGTAATGATACGCAGACGACGGTAGGCCGGGTCATTCAGCTGAGCCGGATCTTCACCAGGAAGGCGCTCAACCGCCTGCTGGTAATTAAATTCGTGTTTGGGCTTGACGTAGCCCGGACGTAACACGCGGGTTTCACCACCGCGATGGCGAAGCACTTTTCCTTCAACAACCGGGGAGACATAGGCTGCCACCGGCGTTTTTCCGGTAATTTTGTCCAGCATCACCTCTTCGGTGTGGAAATTCACCGTACGGCGGAAAAACAGCTCCAGAAACAGCGCACGGAATTTCACTTTTTGTTCGGTATAACCGAGTAACTGGCGGGTCGTAAACAATCCCATAAATCAGTTCCTTTCATTCAGAAATCAGTCAGGCCACCATGGTGGCCTGATAACGTGTTACGGCAGAGCCGCGTGACTCAGGGCTGTACCGGCAAAGGCATTTGCCTTTTTGTGTTCATCCACACTGTCAGGCCAGCGGATTGCCTCCGTCGCAAAGGTCCCCGACTTGTAATAGGTCAGCACCGTCTCTGTGCCTTCAAGCGGCAGTACCAGTATGCCAGCCGCACTACCGGCTTTCTGTCCATCCCAGACCACCAGTTTCCCGCTGGCTTCATCCAGCATCAGGGGCGTCAGAGCCGGTGTTGCCTGAGAAATCCCGCTGCTGCCTGTGGCGGTATGAGCCGGATCATTACCGGCAAAAATACGTACTTCCGCACGTTGTTCAGTGATGGTTTTCGTCACCATTTTGTTAAAACCTCATATTGATGGTCAGCACTGACTTCATGGCATGGCCATGAGCATTTTCACGTCCGCATCACCGTCTGCCGACGTCTGTGACACGCCACCCTGCACGGCTGCCGGTGAATGGTTCGCCATGATGCGTTCAAACATGGCGGTTGTGGATGCAGAAACCGGTTCTGCTTTATCCGGCGATGAGGACAGAATGTCGCGGGCAGCCTCCACCGTCATTCCGGGAAACGCCGCCAGTTTTTCAGCCTGCGCCTCAGCCCCTTTTGCCTCATCCAGAGCCATAATCTGATCACGGAGTGAGGGTCCGGCATCCGCCTGCGGTGAAGCCGCCAGGATCGGGCGGGCTTTTTCCACCGTCATATCCGGCATCGCCGCCAGCGTTGCCGCCAGTTGTTCACGACCTTTAGCTTCTTCACACGCCATAATGCGATCGGCTTCACTCTGCGTGGATGCCACCGGCTGCTGTGGTGCTGCCGCGGTCAGAATCGCCCGGGCCTGTTCAACGCTCATGCCCTGTTGTCCTGCCAGCATCGTGGCAAGGTGTTCACGTCCTTTCGCTTCCTGACACGCCAGGATCCCCATCACTCGCTGGTTCTCCTGCGCGGCAGCTTCCGTTGCAGTTAATTGCGGCATAGTGCCTCCTGTATCATGTGTGTTCAGCGCCGCAGCCATCACGCTGATGGCATCCGACGCATTGATTAATTCATCCGCCAGCCCGGCCTCAATGCCGGACTGACCTTCAAAAACGGCGGCCTCTGTTCCCGTGACTGCATCAACAGACAGACCGGTATACATCGCCACTTTTTCGGCAAACATCCGGCGCGCCGCATCAATCCGCTGCTGCATGTCCTGGCGAACCTCTTCCGGCAACGCTTCAAACTGATTGCCATCCACCTTGTGCGCCCCTGAGTAAATCAGCGTGATATCCACACCGGCCTGCGCCAGATGACCGGCATAGCTGACATGGCTCATCATCACGCCAATGGAGCCGATACGGGATGTCTGGGTAACCAGCCGTCGGGAGCAGGCCGACGCCAGCAGCATGGCTGCAGAACAGGCCGTGTCATTGCACAGTGCCCAGACCGGCTTCTGCTGACGGAGGCGGTAAATCATGTCAGCACAGTCAAACGCACCGGCGGCCTGCCCGCCCGGACTGTCAATGTCCAGCAGTACACCCCGCACCTGGCTATCCGCCATTGCCTGCTGAAGACAGGCGACAATGCCGTCATAGCCTGTCATTCCGGAAAATGGCCGCATACCCCCCAGCCGGTGCACCAGCGTGCCTGTGACCGGCAGTACAGCAATACCGTTCACCACCCGGTAAACACGGGCCGGTCGTTTACCTCCGGCCATGTACTCGTCCGTTTCAGCCAGCATTCCGGGTGCATCAAGCTGTACCTGCTGTTGTGGTACCGAAAGACTTGCTGCCCCCATCTCGCGCCCGAGCGCGCAAAAGAAAACCCGCGCATAGGCGGGCTCCAGAAGCAGCGGTTCATTGAATGCTGCTGCAATAATGTGTGAAAGATTACGTCTCACGTGGTGTTGTCTCCTCTTCCGGCCTGCGACTCTCCGCTATCTGCTGCTGATACGCCTGCGCTATCCACACCGGACGTGAGAGTCCGGCTTTTTCCCGCTCTGCAGATTCCCTGACCTGCTGGCGGAAAATGTCCTGATAATCCTCGCCCATCAGCGCCAGCTCTTTCTCATACGTGCTCAGTCCGGAATCAATACGCATCACCGATTCCTGAACCTCCTTGAGCCCGTCAATGGCCATTCTTCCGGCACCAATCCACTCAGCCCGTGACCAGGCTGAACGCGCCTGATAAAAATCAAAACGTGCCCGTGGCGGACGAATAATCCCCCGAAGAAGTGCCTCTTCCAGCCAGCAGGAAAACATCTGCGTGGCCAGCCGGGCCGCAATAAATTTTCGCCGCCCCATAAAATAGCGCCACGACTCATTGGCGGAGGCGCGGGCACTTGAGTAACTGACCTTCGAGTAATCACGGGACAACTGTTCGTAGGAAACGCCAAGACCGGCAGCGATATACCGCAGCAGCGCCTGTTCAAGCGCCGAAAATCCATTGTCTGAATCCTGCGCGGTCTGAAGTTTCAGATCATCACCAGGGAAAAGGTGCGGAATTTTGACACCGCCCAGCGTCACGCTATTCGTGTCATACCAGGTGGAGAACTTATCCAGAATATTAATAAGCGGATTATCCTTCTGCCCCTGCGGCGCACCGGCGATATATTCAAAGGCCTTTTCGGTATCAAGTTCACTTTCAATCGTCGCTGCATACATGGCTTTAACAATGGCCGACTGAAGCTGTGTTGCCTGCAGGGAATCGAGCATCTTCAGCCGTTCCATGACGCTGTAAAACTGGTTGGCCCCACGGGTCTGCCCGTCCTCCACCGGCTCGAAAATATGCAGCATGGCCGGACGCCCGGTGGGAAGTTCACGCGGGATCCGTTCCCATCGTCCACTCCCGGAGCGAGGAAAATCATCCTCACAGATATGGTACGCAACGGCACGGCCATATCGATCAACCTCCACCCCGGCCCGCAGAAAACGGTTCCCGATACCGTGTCCTGGCGTGTCCACCCGTTTCGGACTCACGGCTTTAAAACGCGTACGAAACAGTTGCGTGCTCTCCGTATCCCAGACCGGCTGCACAAAGATTTCGCCGTTAAACGCATGAACGCCCACACCTTCACGGATAAATTCCGTAAACGTGCGTTTCCCTTCCACGTCGATCTCACCAAACATCCCTTCTGCGTATTCTGACCAGGCCGCCTCCACCTCATCGACAAAACTTTTTGCCGCGGTCTCCCGCATCCCCAGCCAGCGCCAGTTCGGACGGTAGCTAATCAGAAACATATGCCCGACAATGTGATCCTTATGCAGGGCCACCGCATTGGCCGCTATTCCGTTATTGCGCACCAGATCATCTGCACGGGCATTCCCCAGACGCAACGCGGGCAGCAGGGCCGCATCGGCACTCTGCGAGGGTGGCAACCACTCTGCCATTTGCCCGCCAAATCCTGCACCGCCCCCGTTGTAGCTGAGGCTCTCCCGAAGCGGAACGCCGTTCACATCAATCAGGACAGGCTTTCGTTTCATAACCTCACTCCCAGCGGACGACGGCGACGGCGGGTTGTCCCCAGTACCAACTCAGCATCATTGATCGCCCGGTTAAGCTCATCCAGAGAGGCCGCCGTATATTCAATTCTGCGACCATCTTTCTGGACAGACACCACCCGTTTACCGGTTAATAAATCAAGGCGCGCCTGACGCAGCGCCTGCAGTTCAGCGACTGTAACCATTCACTCCTCCGGACAGCTTCGCTGCCAGTTCTTTAAGGGTTGGCCGGGTCGTCTCTTCTTCCCGGGATTTTGCCAGTACAGCCAGATCAAGTTGCCAGCGTTGCACGGACACACGTAATGCCGCGTAGGCATACACCAGGCAGTCCAGCGCTTCGTTACGCCGCTTTTTGTTATCCCACAGCAGACGCATCTTTCCTTTTTCCCACTTCTCCACAAGCTCTTCCGCCACCAGTTGCTGCGCCTCTGTCTGCGAAAAAATCTCCGGATCATCAGGAAAACGGATGGCATACGACGTGGCTTCATCCGCAGGCGTGGGATCGGCTTTCATACGGGCATAGAGAATTTCTTTTGCGGTGTCCGTCCCCACTTCGCACAGATACACGCCCCGCTGATTGCGGGTTTTTGGCATGGTGATCACCGGCTTGCCATAAACAGATGCACCTTTTACCGGCAGCACCCGGAAAACACCGTGTTTTTTTGACCTCTGATAGACAATTTCGCCATCGATCCCCCCGGTGTCCCAGCAGACACGGGAAATGGTCATTTCGGTTCCGTCTGCATGGCGGTATTTTTTGTTGATCGCCACATCCACACGTAACAGCGTCTCTTCCTCATCGGGACGCCCCATAATGATGATTTTATCCACCAGAAAGGCTTCCTCTCCCGGAGCCCATCCCCAGACATACATCTCAAAACGGTTTCGCTGCGAGTCAATGCCCGCCGTCAGATAAACCACCCGGGAAGGCACCGCAGCCGTGTAACGCACAACCTTATCCATCAGCACCTGGTGATCGAGTTTTTCGCCCACGGCCTCTTCCCAGGTCTCGCCCAGCGTGGTGTTCACAAAGGTTTTCAGGCCGTTGGGATCTTTCAGTGCATCCAGCCAGTCATAGACAATCTGTACCCAGGTGGTGAACGGACTGTACGCCGTCCAGATATGGAATGTGATGGAGCGCGGCGGCGGAATTTCATTATCCGCGGCGCTGAAAAACGTCAGACCGTCGCGGGTCCACATCCCCGTGTTTTCACAGATCCACCGCCCGTTGCTCTGGTCCAGTTCAGACTGATGGATCACGCAGCCATGATGTTCACAGAGGTAGAAAACACTTTCGGGACTGTCCTTCTCCCATTTAAGGCCAAAAGGCGTGGACTCATCGCCAAATTTCAGATACTGCTCCTCCCCGCAGTGCGGGCAGGGCACATAAAAACGCATGAAATGTGCCGACTCGTTGGCCGCTTTTTCGATCTGGCAGGAGCCTTTTATTTTAGGCGTCGAGCCGCGAATGGATTTTGGCCATACCGAGCCCTCAATACGCTTATCCCCCAGCAGGGTTGGCGAGCCCTCTTTTTCGACATCCGGCTCGAACGAGGAAAGTTCGTCATAGCAGACCACGTCCACGGATTTTTCACGGTAGTTTTTGGCGGCAGCGCCGCCCAGGCACCAGAAGCCCACACCCGATGAAAAGCGTTTCAGCGTGATGGTATTATCACGATGTTTACGTCCCAGCCAGGGAGAAAGTTTTTTCAGGCAGGGAACATCGCGAATCGTCGCCTCCACGTGAGACTTCATAAAATCTTCAGCGGCAGAATCCGTGGGCTGAAAAAGCAGACTGTTTCGGGATTTATGCTCAATAAAATACCCGGCGACTCCCAGCAACATCTTTGTATAGCCAACACGGGCAGATTTAATCAGATTAACAGTCCGGATCTGATCATTCCCCATGCTGTTCATGATGGCGATCTGGAACGGCAGCGTTTTCCATTCTCCCTCACCATATGAAGATTCTTTAGGCAGATAATAATTTTGATCAGCCCATTCAACTGGCGTCACCGGCAATGCCCTTATCAGGGGCTGTAATGCTGTTGTGACAGCACTCATCATATTATTCAGTTGTTGCTCTGATATATTCATCGAGTAAATCCGGTAATTTATCCCCCGCCCGCGCACACTGATTTGCCCCCTTCGCAATAAGGGTTTTCAGATGGTCAAGATGGCGCGGTGTTAAATCAGGAAACTGTCGCTGCATGGATAAAGGGATGGAATCAAGCGTACTGGATAACGCCATTGCCAGCTTGCTGAGGGCAAAAATACAGAACCCGGTGTCAATAAGTTTTCCTTTTGACACCTCATTTTTTAACTGCTGTGTAACAGCCTGTTCTGCTGTCAGTTCCCATCTGGCAATAAGCAATTTCTCCTCATAGTCGTCTTCGCTATCGCCATCAGGCACATCGTTTTTACTTCTTCTCAGATACGATATGTAAAAATCGCGCCAGGCATCCAGATCCAGTTGCCCTCGCTTATTCGATATCGGGGCACCCGGCAATTTCTGCAATCTGCGAAGCTGGCGATCGGTCAGACTTAAATGCCTGGCAACTTCAGTCTGCGTAGCCACTCCTCACCTCGCAAAAACTCTCACCTCACAATCACAACAAAACCGGTCATGTCCGGTTTTAGTGTCTATTTTTTGCGCATGTCCGGTTCATGGAAAGCATGTTTTTATATTTTTCATATGGTTAACTTGCAGAGAAACCGGACATGGATCCCGGAAAATTTTCATAAATAGCGAAAACCCGCGAGGTCGCCGCCCCGTAACGGCCCGGATCGCCGGAAAGGACCCGGCAAAATGATAATGATTGTCAGTTGCAACAAAATCCAGTTTCTTCCACCATCGCACCGGACCAGCGACCATGAGGGGACAACGCCGCGCTCCGTTAACGCGGTAAACCCCGGTGTGTATCGTTTTTGATTATCCCCGCACACTCTCGCAGAGGAGTCTCCCTGTCGGGCTGCGGTCTCTGTTAATGCAGGAATACGGCGACAATACCGCGCATGGATAATAAGGTCGCTCAACACACTGGCTGTAATGCAGCGGATACCATGCGGCATTTAGCGGCATTCATCGTACACTCAACGGTTAGCTCTTCATTCGTGGCATTCACCTGAAAGGTCCGGGAGTGTAATTGCGTACATTTACCACTGAACGAACCTTCAACAAGAACACGACCACGCTGCAAAATACGGAACGGAATTGTTCCCTGAAAAGGCTTTACGGTTACCAGTAATTTCTTCATACATCCTCCGGATAATAAAAAGACTACTTAATGCACTGAGTACGGATATATTCCTGCGCCCCTTCCAGTTGCTTCTGCATCGTCATCAGCCGCTCTCTGAGGGTGAAATAATCCCGTGTAACGGTGTCTGCCAGTCGGGGGCCGGTTGCATTATCCACGCCGGAGGTGGTGGGGGCTTCACGCACGGTACCGTGGCAGGTGGCGTTGATCCGCAGGCGCTTACGACCAGCGGCAACGTCAGCGCGAAGAGTTTCATTTTCAGCTCTCGCATCGGCTAATTCCCTCGAGTATTTTGCATCGAGCGCAGCAACATCGCGCTGGCGCACCTGCATATCAGTAATGGTTGCGTTCGCCAGCTTCAGTTCACTGGCTTTGTTATCGCGCTGCGCTTTGTAGGTAATCGCGTTATCACGGTAATGGTCTGTTGCCATCCACAGCGCTCCACAGGCCACCAGCAGAATAACGATAAACGCGGAAAGCATTCGGTTTATGTTCACCCCAGCAGCCCCGACGAAGACAACATCATCCAGGCCATGGAAAGAAAAAGAGCAACCAGCATTAGTGAAAATGAAATGCCGACAATTACACAGAGGATCTTCGCCAGCGTTATGAGTTTGTCTGACATGCTTAATCCTCCCTTCACGATTTCAACGCAATGACCAGTTTTGCCAGCCCATACAGCATCGGGGACACAGCAACACCGACCGCCACCCACTTAATGGCAAAAGCCAGTGCTCTGCTGATGTCATCAGTTACAGGCNNTTCAGCAAAATATTCTGCTTATCTGTCGATACCCCAGCACGCCAGCGCACTCTCCTGGTCGCGACGAGATACCTGACCGTAGCAATTATTTGAGCGGATACGGCAGTCTCTGCCACCGTCCTTAATCCACCAGCGAATCGCTTCACACGCTCCTCTGCGATCGCCTGCATTAATTCGTTTATAAAACGTCGACGGGAAACACTTACCGGGGCCAATGTTATACGGGCAGAATGACGCAATACCCGCTTTCTGAGGTTCGGTCAGTGGCACTCTGATGTTTTTCGCCACCCATGCCAGCGCCTTATCCCGTTCGATAGCGTTAACCCGGTCGCATTTTTCCTTCGACAGCTTCATGCCAGGAATCACAGGCTTACCATCCACCCGGGTGGCTCCACGGCAGATGGTCCAGATACCCGCACCATCACGGTATGCCGTGGTGTGGTTACCTTCCTTTTCATCCAGAAACTGGTCGAGGATTTCAGGCGCAGAAGCCCCTGCGGCAATCAGCGCCAGAACGACAGCCGACAGGCCGTATTTGATTTTTG